ACAATTTTAGTGCTTCCTCTTTCATTACTACTTCCATCATTTGCACCTTGTCCACCTCTTCTAGAAGAAGGTTTAGTAGGTTGAATTTGATAATTAAAAGTTTCTTTTATTTTATCTGATCTTGCTTTTGTTTTAGGACTAAAATCTCTACCGCCTCCCATTCCTCCAGATCCAATAGAACCTAAACCAGAAGATTGTTTTCTTATTATTTCTTCAGCTTTTCTTCTATTGTCTATTATTCTTTGACCAGCTGCCTCATTCTGCGCCGCAACTTTTTGAATATTAGAAAGTTGT